TCAATCATCGAACCATACAACTGCTCCTCCAAAAGGTTACGTTGCTGATCCAACTGCCTCCGAGCCTCTTCACCCTGCGCAGCAGCACCAAACCGAGCCAACTCAGTCTCACCCGCCTGAATCTCCTGCGCACGCCGAAACTGCCCCGAATCAATCATCCCACGACGATTAAACGCACCAGGCAAAGTACGAGCAGCACGCCCAGCCTGCTGCTCAACATTAAACTTATTCATCGCATCCGAACGCCCAATACGTTCCTTCGCACGCTGAATATCGCTCAAACCATACCCATACTCGCGAGTCTGGGTACCCAAAGAACTGGCACGATCTCCATAACCCGCAAAAGCCATTAGCCAAACACCTGACCAGCCAACACCAACGTGCCAGCATCCACCGTTATCGAAATAGCAGGAGTAGCCCCACCCGAGGAAACAATGGGGGCAGTCCCAGTCACAGACGTAACCGTGCCCGCTAACGCCGTGATATCAGAGATAAGAGCTTTCTTAACAGCATTAGAATCATCCGTATCAGAAATAACAACATAATCGGCTGCCGTTGCCGTCGCCAGAGTTGCCGTAAACGGAGCCAATGTAAGCGCTAAATCTCCTGTCGTACCGCCTCCCTGCAAGGGAGCGGTAGTAGTAACAGCAGAAATGTCACCAACCGAAGTTTGCGTAATACGTTGCTCGATACGTTGAAGAGTCATTAGTTATCCAAACCGAAGAACGAAATCTGAATATCGGAATCACTAGCAACACGAATCAACTTGACCTGCGTCAAATCTTTCGTATACAGATCCATAACCGAATACGGATTCAAATAATGACCAATAGCAGCAGTAGGGTCACCACCACCACCACCAGTCCAGCGCACACGGACAGCTTCAGCACCATTCGTAATCATCGCACCCACAGCACCAGCGGGCACCGTTAAAGCAACAGCGGTGTTTGAAACTGTTAATTGCTGGTCGCCCTTAAAGACACCGTAAGCACTTGCGTTAGCTAATATCGAACTCATTTCAACTCCAAAGTCCTAGTCGGACTGCTTCAAGATCGTTTTGTAACAATGTAATCGCAGCCGCATTCGTAGCTGCACTAGCAGAAACAGCGCCTACAGCGACCTCAGCAGATGTGGCAATCGCCATAGCTCCCGAAGCAACCGCACGAATATCGCTATCCGTATCGCTGATAGTTTCAAATTTTTGAGACAGTTTCCTTAATTCGTATTCTAAAGAAACGTTGTTTTGTCCCAGAAATTTGTGGGTGGGGCGATACGTAACAGTCATATCAACCACTAGCCCCTACAGGGTCAGTAGTCCATTCTCCGTTAATAAACCATTCCTTCGGAACAGGCTCAGGATACGCAAGGACTGTTTCGTTCAAAACGGGGGTTGCTTCCCAACGATTTTCGGAATCGTTCCAACCAGCCTCTAAACGGTATTTCTTAAATTCGGTAGCAAACCGAACATTTTCACCATTTGGCCCAACCTCATCTTCAACAAATGTCACATCAACAGAGTCAGGTATTGGAGTTGCTAGCACAATTTCGGCCCAACCCTCAGGTAAATCTTGGCCTTTAACCCAATCAGGACTATGGTCCTTTATGTCTTGGGGATAACGAGGCCAGTTGCCATCAGGATCTCTATAACAAAGAAAACTCATACTAACGGCGTCCCATTCACAGTAGAAACTGGAGTTGCAGTCCACCCAACAGAAACCGACAGGTAAGAGGGGTTTGTGGAATAGTTTGCGTCGTTAGTAGTGTTTTCGGTTCTTACAAGATCTCCCGTAGCAGAAGTCATATTGGTTTTGTTGTCGTAGTAGTGAACTGTTCCGCCAGGGCTACTGCCACCACTCAACGTAATGGGAGCACCTGTCCCTGAACCGTCACTTGCTAAACGAGCCACCCAACCACACGCACCGTCACCAGCAGTAGAACCCAAATTGGTTTTACCCCCAATAACAATGTCGTCATTAGAGTTAATGCTCATGCTGTGGGCGTAAGTGTCCGAAGCCACCAAACCACCAGAAGCAGTTACTTTCAGAATGTTGCTCCAGTTGAAAGTTCCGTCAACATCGTAACGACTTATACTGACATACGCCCCACTGGAATATGTCCAACTAAACGCCACATACACGTTTCCTATTGAATCAACCGCAGGGTTGCAATAGGGTGCACCTGCTGGGGTATCCAAATCATAACCATCTAGGGATGGTCCAGTTCCAGGGGTCAAAGTTCTGGCCCAGTCGATTGCCATATCTGTCGTACTACTATCCACACAATCAATTCGGGCTACATGCAATTTATTGTCAGTAAAACGATCATTTACACCGACGAAGTATCCGTACTCGTCCGATCCAACAGCAGGGGCAGGAACAATATATCCACCACGACAAGTCATGCTGCCATCGGTATCCGCAAACTTTGATCTGCGGCGAGTCGAACTACCAGACGCAATGGTGTACCCGTATGCACGCCAATGGGCGTAGCTGTCGCTCATACCAGTGATGTATTGACGATCTACACCCTCATGGTAAATGTTTGCTCTAATGAACTCGGCACCAGCATCACCATAAAACGCTGTACCCCAACCCGAATAGTCCTCAAATGTTAAAGCAAACCACTGAGCCTGCCCCCACACATTTTTTTCACCCCAAGCAATATCGTATTTAGTTGAATTACCAGCAGCCGTTTTTCGGGCCTGCATGTGACGGCCTTCTTTGAATTGAGCAACGTTGGTGTTGCCTGTGTGTTGATAATATTTTCGGGGACCGTCAGGATCAGCAATCGTGGATGTTGTCGGAGCAGTAAACGTGTAGACGGCTTCCCTGTAGCCACCCGAATATAGACCAGTAACAGCGATTTTGTCGTCAGATTCTCGTGACGCTATATCCCATACCTGATCCCAGTCAGTAGTGTTAGTACTTCGACCGCTTGCGGCCAGCAAACTGGGCGTATCGCCACCATCAATTTTGGCTATACCAAAGGTACCGTCACTGTATCGACCTACAACATAAATGTTGTCTGAAGTATCTACACAAAGACCCCGACCATTTACATGAATGTTACTTGGCCCTTGCCAATGGGCGAACCACGAAGAACGAGAAGCACCAGCAAACATAACGCTGTTTAGCCAAGTAGAAATAGCGGTGCTTGGATGCGCCTTCGGGGTCGATGTGCGACCCTTCCAATTAGATACCGCTGAAGCTGGATTAGTTCTGTCCTGACGGAAAGACACGAAATGCCCCTATCAGGCTGTGATTTGGTTTACATAACCATGAATGATGATGTCGTTCGTTACCGCAGCCCAAGCTCTGACTACCAATGGAGTCCCATTTCCCTTGATAAGTAACCCAGGAGCAACAAGCATTAAACCTGACTCAGCAGTAACGGTCACTTCGATGAGGTCATTGGAGACTGTAACTCCACCCCATTCCAAAGTTAATTTGACATCGGCAGCGTCACTGTTTACCGCATACAGCCAAATCTCATCCAACGTGGTCGCCGTAGCGCTCCCCGTATGAATCAAAGTGCCTGCCGTAGCAGTAGCAGCTACCAGAATACCTCGCCCGTCGGTACTTCCCGACAGAATTGTTTTCGTATATGTCGCCATATCTGTCCCTTAGCTAAAGACTTGATTAGAAATAATGTTATCCGACGTACCATTCACGGAAGCGGGTATATCAGTAATAAGAGCAACTGTCCCAGTTGCGTCAGGCAAAGTCAGCACCCGATCCGCAGAAGGATCAGTAACCGTAATAGTTGTTTCGTACGCATTACCTGTCGAAACACCCGTTAAAAGTATTGGGCTAGCACCCTGAAACGTAACAGCACCAGTAAAAGTACCGCCAGCGAGCGGCATCTTCGTCGCATCCGCAGGAGCAGCAGACCACACCAAACCCGTACCAGTAGTCGAATCAGCAGTCAACACATAAGTATTACTACCAACAGCCAACCTAGTAACAGTATCCGCCGCAGAAGCAACAATAATATCGCCCTTAGCGTCCACAATGTCTATCTGAACAACACCAGGAGTAGTATTCACAAACGTTTCAATGTCCGCAAAGTTCTGGTTCATATCAGCAGCCACAATGGTTGTGCCCGCATTAAAATCGTTTAGAGGTCCAAGAGTCGCCATTTAACGCAGTCTCCTTGGCGTATACGTGAACGCCAACGCATTTATTTCCCAATGGAAATTATTAGTAGGACCGCTGACCTTCATACTTACACTCCGTCCTGTCCCAAGTGTAGGCAAGTTTTTGACATCAGCGGTAAGATCACGACCAATAGCATCCCACTTAGCAACATAAGTACCTGACGCTTCATCCCATTTAGCTGTATCCCAACGAGAAGCAGACGTTTTACCTGTCACACTCACACTAAAACTAGATGTTTGCGTAGATTTGTCGTAGTCCTTAAAAATACTTACAGGCAACGTAATTGTTTCCTCAGCGGAAACAACAGCCCTGGGCCGACCCCAACGTTTCTTAACGATGGGGTCTTTCCCCGTTACCCAACGAGTAATGAAATAAGAAGAAATGTGGGTTTCCGTGCTACCCGTGTATCGATCGGCGTCACGTTTCTGTTCGTCCTCAACATCGATAACTGAACCCGTGTTTGCTACGCAACCCGCAAAAACTGTAGGCGTCTGATTTGGGGGACGATATGCGAATAAAGGTCCAGCATCTATATCGGTGGCAGCCCAAGCGCCACCCTCACCGAGAGTCGGATCATAAACAAAAGTGCGGCGAGTTGTGGCAGCGGCATCCGTCCAGTCAACCGAAACATAAAGTTTGTTGTTTCCCCACGCCAGTTGCGGTTCACTACTAAAAGTTATTCGTCCGTCGTCTATGGCGGGTTGTAGTTTGCTGAACAGCCACGTAAAGTTTTGGCCGTCGTACACAAAAATGCCTTCTTGTGCATGCCAAAAAAATGTGCCAAACGTCGTATTTACAGGCGATGACAACGCAACCGATCCCATGTCGTTCGTTAATGTCACTACTTGAAACGAATCGGAATCAAATCCGAAGATCGCATACACGCTGTTGGTCTTAAAAACTAGAAGGCGATCACCGTCGGCGACTATTGCTGTGATGTAGTCGCCGTGTTCTCCGAGGTCGATGTCAACGTAGTCTGCTGCGGCCCAGGTTTCTGGGTCGTTGACTGCTGACCATCTAACTCGGGACTGGTGTCCTGTTCCTGATTCATAGGTGTTTGCCACCCATGCGAAGTTGTTCCAGAAAGCCACATATTGGGCTTGCGGCATATTCCCGCTTGCCCCAAACGTGGTTCCGAGATCCGCAGCCGTTGTCCCATTCCAACGGAATGACGGCTGGTCATAACTAACGCCATAAGCCACATTGTTCATTGTGATCCCGTAAACACGAGATCCGTCCGTCCTTGCTGTGATACCTGCGAGATCTGTAAAGTCACCCACCGCAGAGCGAGCAACTTTGGTTCCGTAGTTGACCATTAACTGGCTAGTGCCAGAATCGGTATGGAATCCCCACATGCCTTTAATGTCGTCACTCAGGGCTGTGTTGTTTCGACGGTCAACGCCGTCACGCATACGAATACCACCACGAGGGTCAACGGTGACGTTGAGCATGTCGGGTGATTCGTTGTCTGCGAGGTTGAACTGGTCGCTTCTCAGATTCAATCCACCTGAGAATGATTCCAGTACTTCAAGAGAGAAACCTTGACGAGCCATCAGGGCTTACCAGATCACTCCGCCAGTATTGGCGAACCTCAGCCTTCCAAGACCCGAAGCGAAACGACTTGATCTTCGACTGTTCGCAACCATTGGTTGCGGGGCAGGAGTGTCAGCGTAACGTCGGGCAAGGTTATCGAGTTGGGATTGGAACAACGCCATGTACTGGTTGCCCATTGTGGGGTCTTCCTGCTGGAAATATGCTGCACTAGTAGCGTAAGTAGCAAGAACCGCATGGAACGGATCGGGAAGATCAGGTTCGGTGCCACTTGCGGTACCTAAACCAAATGGTGTTGCATTGCGAATAGCTCGAACATATAAA